CACTGCGCTCGACCAGTTGCGGAACCGCTCTATAGCCGTAGTCATTTCCGCTGTGTCAAGGTCTCTGCTACTCCTTAGTCGCACTACCTTCTGACCACGCTTGTTCACCCTCTCAACCTCAAAGATGTCCTTATTCAGCTTGCGCTTGAACACATCAAATTTTACTTCGTCAAGCGTTAATCCGAACTCCGAGGCATAGTAGCCGAGGCACACATGAAGGTAGGCGTTCTGACTCGACGAGCGTTGCCTGTGCTTCTTCTTCACCTCAACGATGCCGAGGGGAGCTTTCATGCACTCTTGATAGACCTTGTTGCAGTACTCCTTGAACTGCTGGGCTTCATAGGGGTTGTGGAGGTTGAACACTGCCATGGTCAGAAGGGCAAATTGTCTGCGTTTTCGCTAACTGGGTTCCCGTTCTCGCCAATTTGTGGAGGGAACGGCTGCTGTCCTGACATCTGTTGAGCCAGCTGCTGGTTCGTAGGAGCCGTAGCAGGCTGATACTGAGTCTGCTGTTGCTGACCCTGCTGAGCGAGAGCAATGCCGAAAGCATTGATGGTGGTAAAGAACTTGGTCTCTCCTGTCTTCTCATCGGTGTACTTAGTGCCTTTGAGCGAGAAATCGACCGTCAACCTCTGACCAATCTGAAACTGGTCTATAAGCGTGCACTTGTTGCCAGACAACTCGAACCTTGGGTAGTTATACCACGGCTCTCCCGTATCTGGATTGTAGCGTGTGCAGTCAAGGACAAATTCTCTCCTGTAGAACGGCTGTCCTCCGTTAGAGGAGTTGCGGGCGACTGTCTCGCCCACAAACTCCAGTTTACCTGTTATCTGAAATGCCATTTCCAAAAATTTTGTCGTTTATAATCTTGTCTCTGTTCTCCTCCAAGAACTCAATGACCCTATCGCATTGCTGCGTGAGCATCTTACGTGCCAGCTCATGGTCGTAAGTATACACCTCCTTGTACTGAGTGCCCGTGACGAGGGGTGTCCGGCCTGTGCCGCCCTTTAGAACGTAAATGGTAAACTCGAACGAGTTGACGCCATTCATCATTCCGGACTCTATCAGCGAGAACGGATAGGTGTACCTCTGCCATTTCTTCTGATAGTTGCCAAAGGTATACTGCTTCGTGGTCTTGGCATCGAACAGCCTGTCTTGACGCAGGTAGTCGATATAGCCGTGCAGTTCCACGACACCCTTGGAGGTCTCTATCAGACACTTCGTGTAGTACTGGCAGATGCAGTTCTGGAAGTACTCTGCCGCTTCGAGGCAGAAATTCTTGTCAAAGAAGAACTCAAAACCATCGATAGCAGCGTAGATGAAGGGGACTCCAATCTTCGTGAACTGGTCTATGCTCTCCTGCTTCGGGAGTGCCTCTGGAACCACATCCTTGCCGAGAACATCTGCCTCATACGACAGCTTCTTGATACGCGCATCGTACAAGTCCTCACCGCTGCGCACCGTCTTAATGACGATGGCAGGGTTAGAAGGCTTGCACTTCTTCACCAGGCAATCCACAATCTCGTTGAACGCAGTACCCTTGCTTGCTGCCTCCGATGGCGGCTCTGGAACCTTGTTCACCCTGTCGATGAACTCCTGTTTCAGAAGAGCATCCACCTCCTCCTCGGAGAAGTGGAGCGTCTCTTCTGTCTCATTCCAGTTGAGGTGCCATGCGCCAGTCTCATCTTGGTAGAAGTAGTCCTCTGCCTTGGTATCGATCATGCGCTGGAAGGCATCCAACAGGGATGGAGAGAAAGCATAATCTATTTTAGGCTGCAGCGTCTTCATAGGTCTTCGACTTAGCGTTCCACTTCAGCTTCAGCTGCTCTACCTTTGCCTTGAACAGCTCACGGGCGCGAACCTTGCTGTCCCAAATAATCTCCGTCGAGCCGATGGCCTTGGCGAACTCGTTGGCCGACTTGGCATCAGTGATGTTCTCGATGGCAATCTCAATTTCCTCAAGCAGCTCATTGTAGCGCGTGCGGGTCTCTTCAATCTTCTTCACGTTGGCCTCGTAGTAGCCGAACACCTTCTGCAGGGTGTCGTTCTGCTGGGTTACGTTGCCGTTGGCATCGACAATGACAGGAATCTTCTGCCATGCAGGGAGGTTGCAGGTGTTCTTGGCATAGAACTTCTCCTGTGGAGTCCAGTACACGGTGCGGTCGGAACCGACAGCCTGCACATAGCCTACGAGGTCCAGTTCCTTCATGAGGTCACCTGCGGACGAGCCTCCGATCTCCGGACGGACAATCTTGGTCTCTCCGTCCTTGTCCTCACGCTCATGGGCGACGAAGACGATGTTCTTGCCCATCATGGCCACCTCTCTGAGGAAATTCTGGAACATCACCTTGCGTGCTCCGTAGCCTTTAAGGCTGAGAG